CATATAATGTAAATGATGTAAGAAATGCATCTAATGCTGTAATTGGTTCAGGCGTAATAGATGAGCAAGGAGCAGGTGGTGGTATTAGAATTGATGGTAACTTAGTACATCCATCATCACCATTAGAATCATTTGTAGCAGATGCGTTCACACAGGTAAACCAAGGTGGACCTGGTCACTTAATAATTAATAAAGGATACGCACAATTTGTATCGTGTTTTACAACATTTTGTACATATGGTTTCAAAACTGTAAATGGTGGTTTTGCAAATATTTCAAATTCAGTAATAGATTTTGGTAAAGAAGGATTAGTATCTAAAACATATTTCCCTCAAACATATAATACAGGTTCTTCTTTACAAACATTGACATCAACAGTAGTTGGTGCAATTATCGACCAAGACGGAGCAGGTTATACAGGTTCGGTTGCAAGTGTGACTATTAGTGGTGGAGGAGCAAGTGTTCAAGCAACCGCAGAAGCAAATGTTAATGCAAATGGTTCAATTGACCAAATTGTAATTTTAACTCCTGGTAGTGGATATACATCACAACCAACTCTTACAATCGCAGCACCAACTGGTGGAAGTGCGATTCAAGCTACAACTGTAGCAGGTAAAGCAGAAATTAGTGGTATTGCTGCAATATTATTCCAATTAGAAAGTGGAAGTAGAGGTATTGATATTTCTTCAAATATGATTTTAAGTGGTTCTAATTATTTAGTAACGAATGTTGCAACCGGTAGTTCTGCAAATCAAAGATATGTAACAGTTTATCCTGCACCACCTTCAATTACAACCGGAAACAATGTTTATTTTCACCAATTATCAAATATCTCAACAGGTGGATTGGTAATGGAATATGGTGGTAGTGGTGTTACATATAACGCACTTCCAAAATTCGGTGGTGTTCCAAATAGAACAAAAGAAATTGTTGAATATGCTCCAGGTAGAGTTTTCTATTCAACGGTTGATAATATAGGTAATTTAAAAATTGGCGATTTCTTCGCAGTTAATCAATTGACAGGAGAAGTTACAATTGATGCAAACCAATTCAATCTATCAGGTTTAAGTGCAATCGGCCCATTCAAAAGAAACGGAGTAGGTGTAGGTGTTGTATTAAATGAAGTTAGTAATAACGCAACTTTATTAAACGCACAAGGAATTACAGGCGAAGATACAGTTCCAACACAATTTGCAGTAAAAGGATATATTGATATTAGAGATGGTAGACTAAATAATTTAGAAGCATTTACAGCATCCATTTCTGGAACAAATGCATTTACGGCATCAACTAAAACTAGATTAACAAATTTAGAAAGTACAAGTGCAAGTGTAAATACTTCAATAGCAGAATTAAATTCATACACATCATCTTTAAAAACTGCAATTGAATTAACTGGTTCATCTATAACAATATTAGGAAACTTAGTTGTTAAAGGAACACAAACTACAATAGATTCAACTACAATTCAATTAGGTGATAATATTATTGAATTAAATGGTTCATCTAATACAAATGCTGGTTTATTAGTTAAAGACCCAACTGCACCAAATAATGTTTCTGGTTCTCTATTATGGGATTCAACTTTAGATTATTGGAAAGGTGGAGCATTGGGAAATGAAAGTAAATTATTAAGAGCAGGTGGCGATAGTGTAATATCATCATCGGCACAATTAAGTTCTATATTTGAAGAAAAAGCTAGTTCCACACATACATTAATAAGTGCATCATCTCAATTGACGGAATTAAATAATTTTACAGGTTCTCAATTAACTCAAAATACCAATTTAGCAACTATAAGTGGTTCATTGATTTTAACTGCATCTGCGAATACAATTTCAATAACAAATATAAATTCATTTAGTGGTTCTCAATTAACTCAAAATAGTGCATTAGCAACTATTTCAGGTTCGTTAATTTCAACTGCATCTGCGAATACAATTTCAGTTACAAATTTGAACTCATTTAGTAGTTCTCAATTAACTCAAAATACTACATTAGGAGGTGTAACTGCAAGTTTAGAAACAAGAGCAACTACAATTCAAACTTTAACTGCTTCATATAATTCACAATTAAGTGCAATTGGTAATGAAACTGCAAGTTTAGAAACAAGAGCAACTACAATTCAAACTTTAACTGCTTCATATAATTCACGATTAACTGAAATTGGAGTTGTTAGTGGTAGTTTAATAGCATCAGCATCAGCAACTTCTCAAAGTTTATGGTATTTATATTCTTCATCAACTAATCACGAGGAAAGAATTGATTATATTGAAGGTATAGGTGGAATTAGTGGAGGAAGTCCATTAGGCCCATTAAATATATTTTCAGCATCTATAAATACATTTACGGCTAGTATTGCTGGAACAAATACATTCACCACATCAACTAATAGTAGATTAAATAGTATAGAAGCAGCAACTTCATCTTATGAAACAAATGGTAGAGGAATAGTAAGTGGCTCATCTCAATTAGCATCTGCATTTGAAGTAATAGCTAGTTCTACACATACATTATTATCAGGTTCATCACAAATATTAGGTGGAACTGATATTCATAGTGGTTCATATACAGGCAATAATGGAATCGTAAGCGGTTCATCTCAAATAAACGCAGATTCAATCACTAACTTTGATTCAAATGTTAAAGATAAATTAAATACCGATGGAGTAGTATCAGGCTCATCTCAATTAAGCTCCGCATTTGAACTAATAGCAAGCTCTACGCATACATTAGTATCAGGCTCATCACAAGTTACTCTATCATCTACAACGGGTGGTAGTACATCTTCGCATGTGCAATTCCATTGTATTGGACTTGGAACTGCTGCGAGTGGGGTTGTAGGTGAAGTTAGAGCGACTGGAGATATCACCGCATTCTATTCATCGGATATTCGTTTGAAAGAAAATATTCAACCAATCCAAAACGCATTGGAAAAAGTTGAATCTATTAGTGGTAATACATATGATTGGAAAGAAGGATATGAAGAAATACATTCTCATAAAGGAAACGATGTAGGGGTAATAGCACAAGAAATCGAAGAAATCCTTCCACAAATTGTAACAAATAGAGATAATGGATATAAAGCAGTTCAGTATGAAAAAATTATTCCATTATTAATTGAAGCAATCAAAGAATTATCAGCAAAAATTAAACGATTAGAAAATAAATAGATATTTATAGGGGTATAGGGATTTCTTATACTTTAAACTAAAAAAAAGAGTAAACTAAAATGGGACTTAAATTTAGACGCGGTACGACCGCACAACAATCCGGTTCATTAGCATTCGGAGAACCATATGTGAACACCACATTGGGAACATTAGTAATAGGTGGTCAATCTGGTGATATTGTATTATCATCAGGAGGTACAGGAAGTACCGGAAACTTTGGAGCAATTTCAGGTTCTGGATTAGATATTACTGGAAACGCAAATATTGCAGGAAATTTAACATTAGGTGGAGCAATCACAATCGGTGATGCATCTGCTGATACTGTAAATGTTATAGCATCTTTAAGTTCATCACTTATTCCTCAAACAAGTAACGCATTTGATTTAGGTTCTGCAACTAAAATTTGGAGAGATTTATATATCTCAACAGGTTCTATTAAATTTGTAGAAGGTACAAGTGTTGTAAAAACATTAACTGCAGCTACATTAACTGCATTGGAAGCCGCAACGGGTTCATCAAATACATCTATAACAAATTTAAATAGTACAACCGCAAGTTTAAACACTTCGGTAACAAACATAAACTTAACTACTGCAAGTTTGAACACTTCAGTAAGTAATTTAAATACATTTAGTGGTTCTGAAAATACCAAATCTACTACATTACAAACTTACACCGCAAGTATTGATACAAGATTAACCGAAATCGGTGTAGTTAGTGGAAGTTTAATCACTTCAGCATCGGCAGCTAAAACTACAAATGACTCACAAGGTGTTTCAATAACTAATATTAATAGCACAACTGCAAGTTTAAACACTTCAGTAACTAATTTAAATTTATCATCCGCATCTCAACAAGTTAGTATTGATAACTTAAATACATTTAGTGGTTCTGCTAATACAAGATTTACCGAAATTGGAGTTGTGAGTGGAAGTTTAATAACATCTGCGTCAGCAGCTAAAACTACAAATGATTCACAAGGTGTTTCAATAACAAATATAAACACAACTACTGCAAGTTTAAACACTTCAGTAACTAATTTAAATACATATACATCTTCATTAAAAACCGCATTATCATTAAGTGGTGCAGATTTAACAGTATTAGGTAACCTTACAGTACAAGGTGATACAACTACACTTAACACTTCAAATCTTTTAGTAGAAGATAAACTAATTGAATTAGCAATAGGTACAACAACTTCTGCGGGAGCAAACGGAGCAGGTATTTTTATTAGTGGTGCAAATGCAAGTATTCTTTGGGATGATGCCAACTCTACTTTAGATATTAATAAATCAATTGATATTGTAGGAAATATTACATTAACAGGAAATGTTGATGGTGTAGATGTTTCGGTTTTAAATTCAAATATAAACACAACTACTGCAAGTTTAAATACTTCGGTAAGTAATTTAAATACATTTAGTGGTTCTGCTAATACAAGATTTACTGAAATCGGTGTGGTTAGTGGAAGCTTAATCACTTCAGCATCAGCTGCTAAAACTACAAACGATTCACAAGGTGTTTCAATAACAAATTTAAACTCTGCAACTGCAAGTTTATTGATTGAAACGGCTAATTTAGAAACATTTAGTGGTTCTGCATTAACAAGATTAACCGCATTAGAAAGTTCAGCATCTACTGCATTATCTACAAATGGTACACAGGCTACTTCAATTACAAATTTAAACTCTGCAACTGCAAGTTTAATGATTGAAACGGCTAATTTAGAAACATTTAGTTCTTCGGCATTAACTAGACTAGATAATTTAGAAGGTAAAGATATCTCAATCACTTTAACAGGTGATGTGACTGGTGCAGGAACTATTACTAATTTAGCAAACGTCTCATTTGCAACTACAATAGCTGCAAATTCAGTAGCATTAGGAACTGATACAACTGGCGATTATGTAGCAACTATGACGGCAGGTAGTGGTATCACAGTAGGTACTGCAACCGGTGAAGGTTCAACTCCTGTTATTACAAACACAGGTGTAACTTCAAACGTTGCAGGAACAGGTATTTCAGTAAGTGGAGCAACCGGAGCAGTAACAATTACAAATAGTGGTGTTACTTCGGCAGTAGCTGGAACAGGTGTAGGTGTAAGTGGAGCAACCGGAGCAGTAACATTCTCAATTGGTCAAGCAGTAGCAACTTCATCAAATGTTCAATTTAACTCATTGGGCATTGGAATGGCAGCATCAGCAACTGCAGGTAGAATTGATGCAACAAATGATGTAGTAGCATTCTCATCTTCAGATATTCGTTTCAAAGAAAATATCGTTCCAATTGAAAACGCATTGGATAAGATTTCTAAGATTAGTGGTAACACTTATGATTGGAAAGCTGAAAATAAAATTGAGCACGGATACGAAGGAAACGATGTGGGTGTAATTGCACAAGAAATTGAAGCAGTATTACCTCAATTAGTTCAAACAAGAGAAAATGGTTTCAAAGCAGTTAAATACGACAAATTAGTAGCATTATTAATTGAAGGTATCAAAGAACAACAAACACAAATAGAAAAATTAAGAATGGATTTAGATAATTACGAATGTAAATGCGATAATTGCAAATCTAAATAATATTCAAAAGGTTTATAATAAATGTACGATATATACTACACTACCGCAGGAGGACCCTGGTTCAATAGCGGAGCAGATATATGGGTAACAAATTGGATAAAAGAAGTGGCACCTCATTTAGAAGTGAAGCCACTTCTTTTATTCCATAGACATAAACCCACAAATTACGAAGAATTTCCAATTGATATCGACCATATTTGGGAAACATCCGAAGATAAAATTATTGAAATATTAGAAGGTGCAAGAAGGATACATATTTTACATGGGCATTATACTCCAACCAGAGCTATTCATCAAAATTTGGAAAAAATTGATTCAATCGTTTTCCATAATTTAACTAAAGTGTCTTTAATGGCACAGCAAGGTAAAGATGAATACTTACATTGGTATGGAAATTGGGAATATGAATCAGAAATGATTGATAAAATTAAAAATAAAGTTTGGGTAGGGTTATATCATTTTCCATATGAAACGGAAAATTTACACCACATTCCAAATTCTTATACTTTTAAAATAAATAATGAGTTATCTACTTCTACTGAATTAGGATACGCAGCAAGAGTTGAAGGTAGAAAAAATGTTGAATATATGGATGGATTAGGTGGATTCATTTCAACCAATTCAGAAACATTCAACAAATATTATAAAAAGAAATATGGATACAAATTTGAAAAATCAAAAGTTTACAAATTTGATTATAAACATAAAGAAAGGTTCTATGGACTTGATTGGGGAATCTCTCATTCTTGTTTTGAGTATGAACCATTTGGATATGGAATTTTTGAAGCAGTGGATTGGGGAAAGCTTCCAATACTACATGAAAAATGGCACGTACCACTTGATTATAAATACAAAGCGAGTGATGCGATATCGTTTAGAGAGACCTACGAAAAAATATGTGAGGATGATTATGAAACCCGTAAAACGGAATTCCAAAAACTTAAAAATTGGATGATTAAAAACTTTTCAAACAAAGATGATTGGAAAGAAAAACTTTTAGATATTTATAACGGAGAATAACACTTTATACAATGGCAAAAACAAATTTATCGTTAGGTAATTTATACAGAGCAACAGTAGGTTCAACAAGAACTACACAAGCTTCATCATTAAACGCAAGAAACGCATCAGCAGGAACGCAAGTTTCTCTTGGTTCATTTGCAATTGATTCGGTCACACCAAATTTGCCAACTTATACATATATTGTAGAAAGTACAACCGAAACAGCAACCTTCTCATTTGGCTCAGCAGGAGCAGTGCATGGGACTAGAGTTGGGAGTGTAGCAGCAAATTACGCAGTAACATTTGGTAACGCAAACTTTACGGTAGGTACTGCAACATTAGGAGCATCACCATCGTTTCCAATCACACCAGCATCAATAGCAGCAGCAAATTATTCGGAAGCATCTTCTGTATTAAGTATGACTTATGCAGATGGATATAATACAGCAGCAACCGGATATAATACCACAACTACAAAAACATTATACGCAGTAGATGTTTATAATACAATCAACGAACCTGATTTTTGTTTATTATTTGGTACACAAATAGAATTAGCAAATGGTACAATGGTTAATGTTGAAGATTTGAATGTTGGTGATGAAATTAAATCTTGGGTTCCAGCCGGATTACCAGATGAAACGCAAGACCCGGAGAGTGACCAAGTTGAATGGAGATTCTATCATTCAGAAACTTTATCAGGTTCAGCACAAAACGTTGTAGTATCAGATATTACATTTAATTTCGCAGGAGCATACTATTCATTAAATAATGGAGTAATTGATGCTACCGAAACTCACCCTCTATATGTGTGGGATAATGAAATAGGAAAATATAAATTTAAAATTGTTGGAGATATTCTTCCAGGAGATAGATTAATTAAAGCTGATGGAAGTGAAGAAGAAATCTATGATGTAGCAATTGTTAGAGAAGATGTGGAAATTGCAACTGTTAATGTGGAAAATGCCGATGTTTATATTTCAAATGGCGTAATATCGCATAACAAAGGTACAGTAAGTCAACCATATATTCCATCTGCAGGATTAAGAATGTATGTTGACCCATCAAAAGCATCATCTACAAATGGTACTGCTACAACTGATTGGTTGGATTTGAGTGGATATGGTACAGGTCTTAGACCAGCAGGACAGGGAGCATCAGCAAGTATTACAGGTGGTAACCCATCATATAACAATGGAGTAGGTAGAAAAGAAAAATCTTGGAGTGCAAATGGTACAAATCAATTCTGGTTTAAAGATATTACTACAAATATCAATGGTGGTATTTCTCAATTCAATACTAACACCGGAACTATTCATATGTGGATAAGACCTACTACAACATTAGGTACAACTACAAGACACATTTTTGACTACGCAGGTTTTTATGGTTTAGCAATTGAATCAACTAATAGTTCTACTTTAAATAGAGTAAAATTTTATGGTAGTTCATTAGGAAATAGTGGACAATTAACGACTTCATTATCATCAAACGTTTGGTATATGATTTCAGCAACATTTCAACCATCTGGAACTGTAACGGTTTATGTAGATAAAACATCGGTAGGAACATTTACCGCAAATGCATTTTCGGCACCGGCATCTACTAACCATTTAACAGTTGGTAGTAATAGTGCAAGAACAACATTTTGGAACGGACAAATTGGACCAGTATTATTTTATAGTACATTACAATCAGCAGCATCAGTAGGACAAGTATATGACCATTTCTCTCCAACATACAAATAACATTGATTTGTTGTTTTGAAATAAAAGATTATATTTATAGTAGACATTAAAAATTAAATAAAAGCACAAAATGGCAGAAAAAATAGTATCACCGGGCGTATTTACAAAAGAAAACGACTTATCATTCTTACAACAGGGTGTAGCTGAAATCGGTGCAGCATTCATAGGACCTTTTAAGGAAGGCCCTTTAACTCCTACAATCGTTAACTCACAATCTGAATTCGAAACTCTATTTGGAGCGGTTGATGATACATATTATACTCCTTTGGCAGTACAATCTTATTTAAGAGAAGCTGGAAGCGCTACAATTTGTAGAGTAGCTGGTATTGATGGTTATACCGAAACCGCTCCTTTATTATTAACAGCAACTTCAGGTTCAGTATCAGCATCTTTGGGTATTCTTTTTAATACCGCAGTAGGTGCAAATGGCGGATTCGTTGGTGAAACATTAACAGATTTAGATGGTGGAGGTGATTTTAATTTATCAACTTTAGGTTCAGCATCTTTAGATGTAACTGATATAAATGATATTGAAGCAGTATTTGGAACATCGCCATTTGGAAGTAAAGAAGCTTATTCATATGGTTTCTTCAAAAATACATCTATAAATTTTGTATCAGCAACTTCTGCAAGTGTAACGGTATTGGGTAACCAATTATTTACATTTGATGCGCAAGAAGCATTAACACCAACAATCAAATCACAAACTATTAGTGGT